CGGGACTTCGACGTAGTCGTGATGGCTGGGCACATGCTTCGAGAGGGTATAGCGCATAGGGCGCCTCTTCACGCTGGGGTAATGTTAGCAGGTAAGTTACTCCACCTGGAAGGGAACTCCAACTCGGTCTGGGTAAGCCTCGGTCATCCATCCGTTTCGAGACGAATCATTGCCTTCTGTAGGCACGAACAGATGCTGGTAAAGGGCCGTGAAGCAAGAGCGTAGCATAACTGGGACGCCGGTAATCTGGCGTGATGTCCCTCTGGTAGGGAAGCCGAAGACTTGGGCGGCGCCTGAAGGCTTGTCCCTTCTGGAGATCGTTAAACAAGTCCCGGAATTGCCCCCGTACTTTGAGGAGGTTGGGTTCATTGCTATTAACGGGGAAATCGTTCCCCGAGAACTATGGTCGAGGGTCCGTCCCAAAGCTGGTGGCGGTTGTCACGTCAACCTGCTGATTGAGTTGCAGGGTAGTTCCTCCTCGTCTAAGATCATCTCCACCGTAGCTACAGTCGCTGTAATCGTGGCTGCAGCATTTGCTGGCCCAGAAGTTGCCGGCCTGTTGGGATTCACCGCAGGTACTCCCGCATTCCTGGCAACACAAGCAGCCGTCTCTGCAGCCGTCGCTGTTGGCGGCTCCCTATTGATATCGGCGTTGGCTCCTCCACCATCATTAGGTGGTTCCGCCTCTGGAAGTACTAGAACGTCCACAATTAAGACTGCGGCATTGCAGGGCAACACTATTGGGGCTGGAGACTCGCTGTCACGAGTGATTGGTTACCGTCGAGTCTTCCCGCAGCTAGTGTGCCCTCCTGTTATCGAACTGATCGAGAACACGGAGGTTATTGAAGGCGTATACGGGTTGGCCGGACCACATCAAATTGACAACGTCTACGCAGGTGATGTCAACCTTGCTACTATGCAGGAGGTGACTTTCGTAGTCTCTGATGGGTTCTTGAACTCTCAACCACAGGGGTTGATCAATCGTCAAGGGTTTGTTGCTACTCCAAACACGATCCTATCCAACTATGTTGTTAGCACTACCAGCCCAACCAACCTACGGGATCAGGATGATCCTATCGCTGACGTTCCATTCTATCACGGCTTCCAGACACGATTTGCCCCTGATGAGTTCTGGCTATCGCTAGCTTGGAACGAGGGGTTGTTGAACACATCCGGTAACCCAACAGCTTGCCCCGTGCGCGCTCAGATCCGGGTGTTGGGAACGACGACCTGGACGTTGCTTCCGGAGATACACTTTAGGAACAAAAAGCCTAATCAGTTCCAGCAGACTATTAAGCTAATGTGGCAGAAGGCTCCGACGGTTAAACTGGACCCCGATAATGATAATGGCGTATGGACAGTCTACTATTCGGTACCGGGGCAGACCGCTAAGAACCCTGTCACTAGTGGGTACACTGCAGACTCGTACTTCTACGACGGAGTAGGTGATACTTACTGGGAGAATCCAAACACTGCTACGACGGGTCTGCTGAACTGTCAACCATATAGGGACCGGATCGAGATCTATCTTGATCCTGCTATATTTCCCCAGGCGCTGTACGAAATCCAGATCGTTCGTGGGCAGGTCTTTAAGACCAACAACTGGAATCAGTCTACCTACAAGGATTCTGGGCCAACGGGTACCGCTATCGTATTCGATCTGTTCGGTTACTGGATGAATGGTACTACGGCAGTAGTCAACTACGATCAGACTACGTTCAAAAGTGACATTACCATCATTAGGGGGTCTTCCATCTGGAACGAGCCTCCTGTGTCTGCAGATGCAGGCATAGCGTTGATTGCTGTTAAGTCGACGGGCAGGTCTTTACAGTCGTTGTCATGCGATGCTGGTGGGTACGTTTCAATGACGCTAGCTGGACAGCCCGACAGCTTCCAGACATCATCTAACCCAGCAGACCATTACTATGACGTCCTAACGAACATTACCCTTGGAGCATTTCCTCTTCAAGCCTTCCAAGTAGATGATCTAACACAGTTCCGTGCTGACTGCGATGCCAATGGTTATACCATCAACACGATTATCCAAGGCATGAAACAGATGGACGTGTTGAACTTAATTGCTTCCGCTGGTTTTGCACGCCCTATTCAATGCGAGACTTGGGGGGTCGCCGAGGATAAAGATCGTAGTGCTCTGCTACCTGTCCAAATCTTTACCCCTAGGAATCTGCAGGATTTTCAGTGGACACGAACCTTTGCGCCGTTCATTGATGGGTTTAGGGTAAAGTATGACGATGCAACTAACCTGTTTATTGAGAACGAAATCGTCGTCCTAGACCCTGAAGCCTTTACTTCGGGTGAACGTCTAGAAGATATCCGTTACGAGACGATCGTTTCCCAAGCGGACGCTACTAGAAGGGCCTTGTTCGATCTAAAGCAGGCTAGGCGACGATTAGTGTTCTATTCAGGGACCGCGGACATTGAAAACCTTGTCTGTCGACGTGGTGATCTCGTCGGCGTTACCCATGATATCCTATCTTCGGAAGTCTGGGCTGCCCGCGTCGTCTCTACTATCACGTCTGGCGGGAATATCACCGGGTTGAACTTGGACGATACAGTCCCGGCGCCTCTGTTCGAATTCTTTAACCAACCGTTCAAATTCTTTAATGATTCGGCCCTGCATCTCTTCAATAAGCCGCAAAGAGTCGGCGTATGCATTAGGACGACCGCCGGGACTATGTTAGTTAAGGAGATAACCTCTGTGGGCGGCAACGTCTCCACGATTAGCTTTGTGACGCCGTTTACCGACCCTGGCACTATCATTAAGGACTGTCTATTGACGCTGGGGGTCTTAGGTTCAGAGATCCGGAGACTGATTGTCCAGAACATTAAGCCCAAAGCGGATATGGTAGCTACACTAACCTTTGTCGATGAAGCCCCAGATCTTTGGGCCTCAAAGATTGTCACGCTACTATTGCACATGGATGGGGCAAACGGATCTACTACGTTCACCGACTCCTCGTCCTACACTAACTCCATATTCAACTTCGGCAATGCAACTAATTCGACTACGCAGCAGAAGTTTGGTACAGCATCAGGGCACTTTGATGGTACCGCGAACTCCGCTCTACAGGCTCAAGCCGTTAGTATCGGCGACGTAACGGTTGACTTCACGGTTGACTTCTGGGTATTCCCTACGTCCCAGACAGGGACGCAAACGCTCTTTGAGAACTTCAGTGGCGGTTCATTCCAATCGTACCTAGTACAGATGGTTACGGACGGCGCGACTGGTATGAATATAGAACTCTTCTCGTCGTCGGCAGGGACTTCCTGGGACATTGCTAACGGTACGGTAGTTGGCAATGTGCAGCTCAACGTGTGGAGTCACTTCGCATTCGAGCAGCTAGGAGATTACCTCCTCATCTTCGTGAATGGTAACTTGACGTTCTCCATCTTCAACAACCTAGGGTTGAAGGGTTACGCTGGCAATCCCGTATTTTGTATTGGTAGTACAGCGGCTAACACCCAGGGGTATATCGGATACATAGACGAGTTCAGGTACACGAACGGCCTGGCTCGTTGGACTAGCAGCTTTAACGTTCCTATAGTGGCAGGTACACCATGACTACCTTAAGGAAGACTCCAGCTCTAAGTAATAACGGCGGGGTGAAGATTAACGACGATACGTATGCTGAAGAGGTCAATGCAAACGTAGTCGCGTTGTGGCCGAGAGTGAACTGCTGGCTAGTATCTATTGCTGGCAGCGGTAACGCAATTACTGCGCAGACTGATACTAGTGCATCCAACGGAGCTATCACCGCCTATACGCGGCCAATGACTTTCTTCTACAAGGCCATCAATGCCAATACCGGCGCCGTTACAATCAACATTGACAATGTTGCCGTGGTTAACATCAAGGATCAATTCGGCGCGGCGTTGCAGGGGGCTGAGTTCTCTATTGGCGGTGTTTATGCACTAACCTACGATGGAACGCAGTTCATCGCTAGGGGTGTGACCGCGGGTGTCTCCGCAGCGCCGTCAACTGCACCAGGATTGATAGTCAATGATCAGCAGACCTCGGGTGTCTCTGAAGGCATTACGAGCGGTGCTTATCGCCAGAGAACATTGAACACCGTCGTTAGGAATACAATCGGTGCGTCGTTAGCCTCTAACCAAATTACCTTGTTAGCTGGTACATACTATGCTGAGTGGAGTGCGTCAGGCTTCAGCGTTGACTTGTTTAAGACGCGGCTGCAGAATATTACCGACACGGCTACGATCGCCCTAGGCTCTAACGAACGTGCAAATAGTTCGGTGCCTGCTAGTGCTGGGCGGTCTCGTGGGACTGCGTACTTTACTATCTCCGCTTCAAAGGTAATACAGATCGAGATGCGCACACAGAGTACGAATAGTTCTCAGGGTGCAGGCTTTGCATGTTCTTTTGGCGACAACGAGAATTATGCTGAGATTAGGGTTTGGAAGCAGTAAGAGAGGGAACAATGGAAGCAAACTTTACGCCGTCCATGTCGATTATTATCCCCGACTATGAGGGAGGATATTGCAACGACCCACATGACCCTGGGGGTCCGACAAAGTACGGTATCACTATCTACGACGTCAGACTCCACTTAAATTCTAACGCCACTGCCGCTGATGTTAAGGCGCTTACGTTGCAGCAGGCGATTTGGATCTACCGTAAGAAGTACGCTGACCAGATCTGTTTCGACCAGCTATGGTGGGGTGTTGACTTCGCTACCTTAGATGCTGCAATCAATTCCGGTGTCAAGAAGGGTTGGTTGTGGTTAAGGAAGGCTTGCGGTATAACTACTGACTCTAAGGCAGAAGTTCTTGCCAAGGAGGTGGCACTTGTTAATGCAGGTAAGGCCGCTGATATCTGCCGTGCATACTACGACTACCGCTTATCCTTCCTTCACGCCCTTGGAAACTGGAAGTACTTTAAGGGAGGCTGGGCTCGCCGTTGCGCTGATGGTCGTGCTCGTACTGTTGCAATGGCTACTGCACACCCGGTGGTAGGGCAAACCCCTGAACAGCCGCACGTCGTAGTAAAGCGCGACGCAGAGCATGCCCAGAAGAAAGCCACCCAAGCGAAATCACACGCCAAGCGTACCGGAGTTGGCGGAGGAGCAGCTGGCGGAGCTTCTTCCCAGTTCGACGAGCAAACACTGGTTCTGATCGGGATCCTTGCAGCCATCCTGATCGGCGTTGCATTGTACTTCTGGTGGAAGAGTCGCCGGCATGCGACGGTTGCTCAGGTTGCACATCAAGTGGCAAAGGAGATTACGCCATGAAGGCTACCTTGCTTGTCCTGTTACTTGCAGGATGGTTACCCGATCTTCACGGATTCTTGTTCCTAGTGATCGGTCTCGTCGTCGGTGCCATTATCTTCCCGGTGCTGTACCAAGTGGCTGGGGCCCCGATCATGAAGAGCTTCACGTGGTTCCGCAATATCACACAGGGCTATTGGACCGTCGTGACAATGGCTTCCGGCTTCATCATCATGTTGGCAGACGCTATGGGCGGCATCAATTTAGATGCATTCCTTGGTGACAAGGCTGGGGCGAAAGTCGGTGCTGCGATCTCACTGGCAGGCGTCTTCCTTCGGTACATCACCACAACACCAATTGGCTGGGCGAAGTCCGCAGTGGAAGATGTTACTGGTATGAACCCAGCTAAGCCTGGTACCCCTGCAGCGACACCGACAAATCCTAACCCGACGCCAGCACCTGCCCCTGCACCAGTTGCTGATCCCGTATTGACACCGATTCAGCAGGAGATCTTGAACCTGCAGAATCAAATCAAGACGGCAGCCACCAAAGGGGACACAGCGACCGTTAATAGCCTAACGGCTGCATTGAACGCACTCCAGACGGCTAATGCCCCGCCGCCTGCAGTTGCACCAGTAGCTCCAGTAACTCCTGTCGCGACGCCATGATCTCGATCATTATGACGGTGTTGGGGTTCTTAGGGAACCCTAACACAATTCTCGGCAAGGCCCTAGACATCTGGGGCAAGCACATGGACGTCGACTTGGAAAAGTTCAAGACGACGGTTACCTCATCCTCTGAATTGGCAGGGACAATCGTTCAGGCCAATGAAAAATTCGCCGAGGTCAAATCGAACTACGCACTAAGCGTTTTACAGTGGTGGCCTTTCAGGCTGATCCTGTTCTGTCTGTTGCTGATCCCTGCGCTGCACTTCTCACTGATCGTGCTAGACTCGATGCGACCTCACCTGTTGGGATGGCCTGCTCTTGGTATCCCAGCGGTCCCAAAGCCGTATGACGAGATCGAACAGAACCTGCTTTTGTTCTTTGTGATCTCTAAACCCGTGGACACCGCAGTCGGGGGAATCATCTCGGTGCTGCTAAGGTACTTGAGAAAGTGACCTGCACCACGTTAGGTTGGACAAGCCCTCGTGGTAGCAGTAGGGGTGGATCGTTTCTCCCAGTTTCGATCCACCCCACCTCTCCTAACCGCCAACCCCGTAGAGCAGTCAGGCGAGGATTACGTTGTAGGCTCCGGTGGTGCAGAAGCTTTAGCAAGCTCTGCAGCCGCTGCATCAGAAGCAGCCTTAACCTCCTTGACGGCGGTTAATGTAGAGGCGAAGGTCTTTCCTTCAGGATCCACCGAAGCGACGAGCCACGCAGCTAAGTTAATGGCGTCGGCATCTTCCAGCCTTAGACCCCATAACCCAATGTGCATGGCCTCGTTGTAGGCGCCTACCTGGAATTTGTTTGCGACGTCGACCGTCATTTTCTCGTCACCGTGTAGACGGTGCCAGTGTATTTGCCGTCCTTATCGTATTGTGGGACGCCTTTTAGGGACTGTCCTTTCTTGACAAGTAATCCATGTGCTGTCATTGGTTGTGCTCCAGCAGGTTTAGGATTTGACGGACACCACGGACTACCTGCGGAGTCGATGGCATCTGTAAGTGGCTGTATCCCGGAACTCGGGTGTTCTTGCAATGGCCGTAAATGTACTGGCCTCCGATTGGATGTGAAGGGTCGTAGTAGCTCGCACAGGCGAATCTAACCTCTTTCGGCACTACGGATGTTTGGGGGAACCTTCCTGCATCGATTACCACGATTGCCTTAGGAGGCGTCCCTTTATTCTGACAATCGACGGCTTGACGGATAGCGGCATTACCTCCCTGTGAATGCCCCACAATAAGATCCGGGCATTGTAGATCCACTCGTTGGTAGTCATGCCAAAAGACCTTGACGTCTCCACCGTGATTGGCGATGTCGCGAGCCAGAGGCTCAACAGAATCGAATAGGAGGCCTTTGTACACTGTGACATAGACATGGTGGAGCTGCTCCGGTTCTGCGAGCGCGTTTGGCGGGGATCCAAGTAGGGCCCAGGTGGTCCCGGCACAAAGAGTCAGTGCGGCTAACGTCTTCATAGTAGGTTCCTATCGTGTGAGGTCTAAGAACTCTTGTCGGAGGGCTGGTGTCTTGAGGAACTTACCCCCCATCTGCGACGTGACTGTCTTGGAAATAGTATCCTGAACCCCACGTAGGTGAACACAATAGTGGTGAGCATGTATGACACAAGCCACATCGTTGGTCTCCAGGATGAGCTGTAACGCTGCGGTGATCTGGGCGGTAAGTCTCTCTTGGACCTGTGGGCGACGCGAGAAGAAGTCCACTAGCCGGTTGAATTTTGAAAGCCCAAGAACTTTGGTCTTGGGTAGATATCCAATCCAACAGACCCCAATGAACGGGACGAGATGATGTTCGCACATCGAACGTACGGTACACTTCGTCGCCAGTAATTCGTCGTAGCCCATCTTGTTCTGGATCGCCGTCATCGTAGGCCAGTTAGCGTAGTTAAGACCCCAGAACACCTCCTGGGTGTACATCTTCGCGACCCGTTTCGGGGTCTCTGAGAGGCTATCGTCGCTTAGGTCTAGACCGAGGTAGTGCAGCATGTTTGTGACGTTTCCCCGAATGAGCCCGTCGACGTTTTGATGTGGCGGCCTCATTGGCGTCTCGATCCCGAGTGCTATCAGCCGATCTCTTACTGCTGTTGCCTCGGATGATGCTAACGAGACGTTCCGTAATTTCTCCAGGCGTGAGCTCAGCCTCCCCGGGCGATCTGCTGAAAGTGGATATGAGCCGTCCTGCTGATCCGGGGTTGGGTCGGTTGTCAATAAGGAATCCGTTAACCCACGCATCTGCGTAGATTCCAAGGGTGGCAAGGGCGTATCCGATGTGTGGTTTGCCCGTCTTCGGGTCGAAATCTTCGCCGTCGATAATCGCGTAGATGTGCCTGAGCGCCGCTTCGAGGTAGACATAAGCTTGGACCTTTGCTAGCCGGTAATTGTATGGACCGTACTTTTCGGCGCCATCCTGCATGCACAATGCTTGCAGTGCGACTGCGACTGGGCTAACGAGGAGTAGGGGAAGCTTTAGCATCCCCAACTCGTCCTTCGGATTAGATCCCTTCTCCGTAACTGGCCGTAGCCCTGAGAGCCAGTTAGGGGAACGCTTTAGGGGCATCGCCTACTCGAGCACGGTACGGCTAGCGCCCTTTAGGGCTTCGTATGCTGTCTGGAAGCTTTTGTTTGCCGTGTCGAAGGCGACTTGAGCCTTCTCCAGGTTCTTCTTGGCAGCCAACATTTCCTTCTTGGCGGTCGTGTATTCCGACTGTAGCGCTCCTAAGTCGATGCTTTTTACCTTAGCCATAATGGCCTCCCAGTTAGTGATCAGTTGCAGTCCGAGTATCCGCAGTTTACGCACGTCTTACACCCCTCGTTGCGGAACATTGTCATCCCGCCACAATTGGCACATTTCTCCCCCTTGCCGTTAGCATTCATCGGTACACCAGTGCGTGGTAGCAGCTCAGGTGCAGACGCTGTCATCATTGGCCCGGAGAGTAGTTGCTCAAGATGGGCTCCGATTAAGGAGATCAGGCTTGAGTAGTTCCGTGGATGGGTATCTTGAGGTCCCTGTACGAAAGCGTTGTCGTGGAGAGATTGAACCTGCTGGAGCTCCTTAGCAATGAATGCGGTGTCACCACCTCGTCTAAGGATGCTGGTGATCATGAGGCTTGTTGCGACCATCCAGTCATGGAGTCTAGCATCCTTGCTGTTGAAGAAGACTTCATGCGGTTCGTCATCGTCGCCGTAGTTGACGGTTATATAGAGGCTGGCGGAGAGCGTTGGCCACTTGATTCTTCGCGTGACGCCGTGTAAAGTGTCTGGACGTTTTGCAAGTCCCTGATAGTCGGATCTTGCAGAGGGCTCTTCCGCCTTCTTGATAATGACCCCACGGATATCACTTGGTCGATACGTCGTGCAGCCTTTGCATCCCAGCTGATAAGCCAATTCATAAACCTGAGCAAACTGTTCATACGGTGTATCCTTTGGCACATTTATCGTCTTAGACACAGACGCATCCACCCACCTCTGCGCAGCCGCTTGGATGGCAATGTGATCATTGACCTGCAGCTCTTCCGCGGTAACCATGTGAGATGGTATTGGGGCGATCGGAAATAGTGACCGGAAAAGACGATAACCGTAGTTGGTCGTTTGGAATGGCTTGAAACTGTTGTCCAGCTGACGTACTTTCCTTTCCATTCTGTGTGCCAAGACGGGCTCGATACCGGAGCTGATGTCACCGAATAGTATACTGGTTGTCCCCGTCGGTGCAACTGTGAGGAGCACGCCGTTCCTGATTCCGCGCTCCGATATATCGTCACAGATGGCGTGGTCGCATCGTATCCCCGCAAAGGTACCATCTAAGTACTCATCGGCTTTGAAGAGGGGAAAGGAACCTTTCTCCTTTGCCATCTCCACAGATTCCCGGTAGGCAGACTGACAGATCTCGTAGAAGATCTTCTCCGTCACCTCTACAGACTTCTGCGAGCCGTAGCGTAGGCCAAGCTGGGCGAGGCAATCAGCAAGACCAGAAACTCCAAGCCCCGTGCGACGCTTAGCAAACTCCTCATCGCGTTGCTCCTGTAGAGGGTAATTGGTGACCTCGATCACGTTGTCGAGGAACCGCATCCCTAGGGCAGCTAGCTCTCGCAGCAAGCCGAACTCGAATTCCGCATTCTCCTGGAATGGGTTCGAAACTAGTCTGGCCAGATTGATAGCCCCAAGATTGCATGTACCGTTCGGCGGCAGAGGTTGTTCGCCGCACGGATTAGTACAGTGGATCTCTTCGGTGTACTTAAGATTGTTAAGGTCGTTAATCCGGTCGATAAAGATAACGCCCGGTTCGGAATATTCGTAGGTGTTTTTGGTAATGAGCGCCCAAAGCTCTCGTGCGGAGTGGACGGAATAGACGAATTGCTGTTCGTTGTCGTCATCGAAGAAGTCCCGCTCTTGTAGTTCCGGGGATCGAGTTTTTGGGGCAATAGGGAAATGGAGATACCACTCCGCATCCTCTCTAACCGCCTCCATGAAGGCGTCAGACACTAGGACCGAGACGTTGAAGTTGGTCAGACGGCCTTTAACCTGCTTGGCCTTAATAAACTCCGGCATGTCTGGATGCGTGTCGGAGATCGTCGCCATCATCGCCCCTCGTCGGTCTCCGGCTGACATAATTGTAGAACACATGGAGTCCCACATGTCCATGAATGGGAGCGGGCCTGAAGCTCTTGCACCAGTTCGTCTAAGGATGGCGCCCGTGGGGCGAAGCGTAGAGAAGTCCGTCCCGATCCCTCCGCCCTGCTGCTGCGTAAGCGCGGCAATGGACACTCCTTGCATAATATCGTCAAGGGAATCCTCCAGCTTCTTGTTCACGTAGCAGTTCATCAAGGTAACACGCTTCGAGGTGCCACTGCCTGCGATGATCCTACCACCAGGCATCCAAAGCCCAGCCAGCATAGCATCTAGGAAGGCCGTATAGAGTTTGTTATCCCCTAGGCTGATAGCTTTGGCGACACGCTCGAAGGTCGCGTTGATGTTGCCTTCTTGCTGCCATCGGTACTTCTCCCGCCAGATGTGTTGCGTGAACTCGTGATCGAACGGGTCTAACGCTCTGTGAGCAGGATCCAATGAGGACAGCAAGGTAGTTTTCTTGAGCATGGGAGGTTATTGTTAGGAGTTACGAACGAGCTGGAGAAGATTGTCTGGCGGGGTAACTTTCTTCTTTCGTCTACCCCCCTGGATAATAGCGTCCTGGAGAGCGTACAGTTTCCATTTCACCTTCCTGTGAGGCCCGAGAGTTGCCGCACGATTGCCGAGGAGATGGATTGCATCTGAAGTTGACACTGGCATCCCGACGCCGCGGTGTATTAGAAAGCTAGTGCTCCAGTAGTCTTGTGTGGCTTGTTCTAGTACGTCCATGTTCACTTTGCTCCTCACCTTACTTCTATTATACAACAGAATAGGGGTTTTAGCAAGAGTCCAAATGATGGTCTCTTTTTGGTGTTACGCGGCTATACGCGGTTCCTGGATCCACTCCTCGACGGGAGCAAGCTGCCCCCACTTCTTTCCTACTTTTCCCTCTCCCGTAATGGGGATATGTACAATTCCCCATTCTCTGGCCTTAACACCCAACTGCTCTGATGTCTCCGCGGAAAGATCGCGTATGAGGGAAATGTCGTGTGGCAACTCGTACAGTATGGAATCGTATACGGTATTGACGATTCGGACGCCGTACTTACGCGCTCTAGGGGCCATGTAGATCCCAGTAACAAGGACGATATCACTTGCGATAGACTGCATAGGGAAGTTGCTCGCCTGGTTCTGTTGGTCATTTAACCTCTCTGGGGAGACGACGCCGAACCTTCTTTTTCTGCCGAACGGGGTTACAAACACTTTGTTCTGGACAACCGCCTCCCTGCACTTTAGTAAGAATGTCCTCGCTCCGGAGAACTTCTTGTACCACCGGTTCAGATATGTCCTTGCGACTGCGGGGGTGTCGTCGATTTGCTCTGCCAGGCCGAACTCGGAGATGCCGTACGGTATTCCGAAGTTCACGTTTTTGGCCTTCATCTTTTGTTCGGCCTTTAGTTCTTTGAGCCATTTGTCGGGCCCATGATGCCGTACATTAAACTTGTCCAGGTAGAATTCCAAGGTAGCTTCGTCGTAATTAGCCGGCTCTCCGAATAGATCCGCCCGAACTTCGTCGTGAATCGATAAGCCCGTCGATGTGTAGATACGCGTGAGCTCCGGGTCTCCACTAAGTTCTGCAAGGACTCTAAGCTCTGCCTGGTTTGTGTCCACTTCAAGGAACACCATGCCGTCAGCAGCGACAAACTGACCACGAAGAAGAGGGTCGCGAGGTATGTTAAGTAGGTTCGGATCCTCCGAAGCCAATCTTCCCGTCGCAGTCCCATGGATCTTGTAGGTAGTGTGTACTCTTCCAGTGACTGGATTAACCCATCCGGGGACAAATTTACCCTTCGAATCATGGTGGTCCTTCGCAGCTGTGACATAAGTGGATTGCGCCTTCTTCACCTTCCTATAGCGCTTCAGCGCCTGGACGACAGGATGCTCTGGATCAAGCTTGTCAAGGCTGTCCTCATCGGTACTCCGTGTCGGTTTATGTCTTCGATCAACGGGCCGTAGTTTGAGGGTATCGTATAGTAGGGTGGCGAGCTGGAGAGGCGAATTGGGATTGGTCTCTCCGAGTCCAACGGCTTGCCCTGCGTCACTGATCACCTTCCTATACTTGTCGATCTCTGCGTTTAGTCGTACCTCGTTAGCGTCCACGGACTGTAAGTCCAAATGCATCCCCGCTTCTTCCACCCAAACGAGATACTCCGAAGTAGGGATAAGGACTTTCGTATAGAGACGTTCCAGATGCGGGTCTGCCCGTACCATGTCTCGAAGAATAGGAAATACCTGTAATGTAGCGGAGATGTCCCTACTTGTATAGTCATAGAGGATATCGTTGGGGATGTCGGCATAAGTCACCGTATAGCCTTTGGGGTGGGAATTCTTTGCTGCTGCTAGGCTGGGCTGTATCATGTATTTCCAATCGGGCATGCCTAGGATGTCCGAGCTTATTTGTTCAAGGTCGTGCACTCCTTTGGACTCATCGACGGCGTAACTAAGGAGCATAGTGTCTTCATCGACTCGGACATTTCCGACATCCGCAGCCCTAAAGAACTTAGCGTCAAACTTACCATTATGCCAAACGAAACGACCAGCAGAAGCAAACAAGTGTTTCGTCGCGAAGGTGAGATCTGCAGGGACAATGAACACACGATCAGGGCTGGTGCAGAAGCCGCTGCAAAGAATATGATCGCGTAAATGATCGAATCCCTCATAGCCGCCCGTCTCCGTATCCGCTGCTACAATGCTGTCGTTCAGGTTGAGTCCCAAGGTCCTGAGTTCTTGTTCTGTTGAGAGGACTTCGTATTTGGGGATGATGTACCTGCGATAGTCCCTGCGGCCACTAGCGAGACCACAAGCATAATGAACGTCAGCTTGAAATTGTCGGAATGAACCGCCGCCACGTAAAAGGAAGCTAGGGTGAACAGTACAGACAACACCAAGTTCCGCAAGGGTACTTGGGAAGACTTTTCCTCTGACTTGGGTGGATTTGTGTCCGAATTCACCTGTCACTCCCCAGATAGCCGCATTTCCCATTGCTAGGATTACCCTGCGTACGACCCCAGTACCCGGATTGATTTCTTGGTGGAGTCTCTTCGAGCAACATGCAGCAGCTGCTCGTACCTTTTCCTCTGTCTTCGCAGCTGTACTACCAGGAAAGCATTGGTGAGCGTTGATAATGTAAGGGTTAAGATCAGGAAAAGGTTTAAGAGCTGCACCGAGGACGTCTCCGCTAGGGCCACAGAAGGGGATATTACGAAGGATCTCGTTCTTGCCGGGGGACTCGCCGACGATGACGAGAGAACTGCCGGGGTCCCCTCTTCCCCCGACTAGCTTCCCAAACTTGAACGGACAACCTTCACACCTTTGCATGAAAGTACCTACGTCGAAATTCTTCGTATGCTTCAATCCCACAAGGTCCGTAGTCAGCGAGAACCCTACTAGCTATCTCAGTCACCTTTTCCGCCCGCATAGGAGGCAACCCGTCCTTTGGGTCGTAGTGATTGAGCAGCCAGGTAAACGCCGCTAGAAGGGTTTTGTCAGGCTCCATTAGGCATCCGCCTCGAAGTCCGCTATTGAACCGGTGAGCTTATCTAGCTTCTCGGTACGTCGAGCCCTATCCCATGATCGGATATAGCTAACAGTACCGTTAATATCGTTCTGGAGCTCGAACCCTGGGGTTTTCGGATCAAACTTCCAGAAGATGTCAGTGGCATCAGCAATAATCTTTGAGTCTGGGCCGGCTCGCCAGAAGTAGACACCACCGAAGGCGTTCAGGCCAGCGGGAAGTATTATTCGATCCTGCTTGTAGAAGTTGCACACAACAGGCATTCCCCCACGGTTGTGGAGCCCAATGAGCTGCACTTCATCCAAAGCAACGAGTCTATTACCAACAGGTGTATTGGCGTCGTAGTACTGTTCGAAGGCTTTAATCTGCTCAGGCCTCGCAGCTGTACCCGCAGCGATAAGAGCTAACCACTGTATGAAGTCACGTCTGTTCGTTTTCATGTTAGGCTCCAAAGATCGTCCTCGCCATATGGATGTTGTACAGAGACAGGTCGTTTAGTCTACCCTTCTCCCACCAATCGCCCCGCGGTTTTACAAAATCTGGCCCAGGAAACTTGGTTGTTTGTCTTACTGGGACAGCAGAGTCGATGGACTCAACCATGGGTAGTTGGCTGCATATAATATCGTCGTAAAGGTTATCACTGAACCCGAATAGGTGGATCTTTCGACGTGGGTTGAGTGCATGTAGAAGTCTAGTGGCCCGCTCTCTGGTGTGATGATGGGCGGTAAGATTTCTAGGCACACCCCACCACCCAATTCTCGGATCTGACATGAGTGGTTCGTGGGTAGCGCATCGGAAGAAGTCATTTTCGGTCTTACCTTGTGGAAGGTACATAAGAGGAATGCCTTCGAACTCTCTAGACCATGGCTCTAAGGCCTGGGTACAGGATTCGATCGTCCCATCAGTGTCGTAGTACTTATCGGGAAGCACGATGCAAGTGGGCATCACCGTTTCTGCAGCCGCAACCATTGTTGGCAGGTCGACTGGGATTGCCGTCTCTACGACACCGTTGTCAAGGATCACTTGGGTGTGGTAAGGATGCAACTGGGAAGAGGGGTCGAATAGCATGTTGTAGATGTGCTGTCGGTCCTTCCGGACTATGTCATGAGCCAGCAATAGGTGGTTGCGACCAATTGCTCCTGCGTCTTGTAGACCGGTTAGAATCTGTGGCGGTGCCACTATGCAGTAACGAGCCATTATTTGCTCCAGTCCACGGACAACATCATGAAGAGGCCGAAGGCGACGCAGCAGAGGATACCAATCCCTCCGCCGGTGAGAAAACCGTAAAGGAAGTCCATCATATCCCGTTCCTCAACATTGCATATGCGATGCCTGCAACTATGATGAGGCCGGTAGCGAAGCCGATCCAATACATGTTAGACTCCCTTCGCGTTTCCCCAGACGATCACATGCCACTGCGGTAGGAATTTCACTTTCGATAGGACGGGGTGAACCTGCACATCCTGCAGTAGGCTCTTATACCTTTCGATCAGTCCGTTCCTCATGTCATAGTAGTTCGGCGGCTCGAAGGGCCCCGGTGGGTTCGGATTGCCGAGTGACAGGTAGAACTGCTCGGGCTTTGGGAGGTGGTGCCAATAACGTTCCCATAGCATAGCGGCAACCTCTAGGTCTCGTTGGTCGAAGATGACGACCTTGATATTCATTCCACGATGCCCACGCATCTCGTCCATGAAGGCATCGAGAGTATCTAGATCTAGGCGCTCACCCATCCCTGGACCTTTAGGGGATACAGTAACGATATCTGCAAGCCGGAGCCAGGGATTCCAATACGAACCTTGTGTCTCTACAGCTACTGACCAGCCAAAGTTCTGGAGCGACCGTGTGAGGTGGCTAAGATCGTGGATAGCTGGATTGCCCCCACTAAAGGTTACCCACTTGGTCGAGTGGGCCTTGTACTTCTTTTCCAGTTCGTAGCGTATTTCTGCTTGGGTCAACCACTTACCATAGGCCTTCACTGATTGCGGATCCACCGCATGCATAGAGTCACACATCGTACATTTGTAATCGCATAGGCCAAACCGCAAGAAATATGTCTGTAGCCCGATGACTGCGCCCTCACCTTGTATGGTGGGGCCGAAGCATTCCATCAAAGGAATCTTCTTAGTCTCAGGTGTAATCTGCTGTGCGGTTGGTTCTGATTGTACGTCCATGCTTCACCAGTA